ATAACCCTAAATCGTTGTCGATCGTGAAAGCCTAAGATCAAATGCGCCTGCTCTATATTCAAGCGCTCAAAGAACCACTGAGCTACCCGATTCGTAGCAATGGGCTTAGGCCGCGTCCCATCGTAGATGTAGGCATTGTCAAAGCCCCAAAAAAGATGAGCGGTTTCTATATCTACGACAGAGTAGGGTCCCCAAGTCCCTAACCCTTCTCCGGGGATGCCCCTAAATCGCCACACTTCCGGCGCACCGACATATTGGCCTAAGAACATGGAATCGCGCTTGTATGCCACCAAGTTCGACCCAAGACGTTTGGCCGCCGTAATAGGACCTGGATAGTCCGTCAGACGACCCGTAGTGGCTTGAGTCGCAATGCTAGGGTCCCAATCAAGCGCATCTCCAGCTGCTGAGCATCGCCACCTATCTGGGGCTATGCCATATACATTGTCGTAATCGGAATCATCAATATTGAACGCTACTGCAAAGTCGAGAACTGTCTCTACAATCCGAGCTTTGAACATCCCCGCCGAAGCCGACATAGTTTGGAAAGACGCCGTAGCAGTGGTAGTGCGCTGGATCGCCGTCCCTAACTGCGCGGCCAAGATTTGATCGCCTAGCTGCGCAAAAGTCCACTGCGCCGCCGATACAGCAGTATAAGATCCACCACCTGACGAAATGTTCGACCACGAACTGCCATTTAGTTTGTAGATGATAGAGGCTGTGCCACGTGAAGCCGCATAAACTTCGTTGCTGTTGTCTAACTTAGTTATCGAAACAGCGGCGGCAGCGGCGGAGGGCAAGGCATCAATACCAGGGTCGGAATTACTTGGAAATGCCGTCAACCCGTTTAGCGTAGGCAGCAGTAAGTCACAATCCGTTAACACGCCCGGAGTAGCGGGGTCGGCATCGGGCTCGAACCCTCTCACTCTTACGTACGTCATTTCCAGTCAAATCCTAAGCCGCGCCACATGCCTTTGTAGGCTTCTGACATCTCTTCTATGGAAGCTGGTGACCTTCCGCTTTTAATACCCAATGCCTTAGACGCGGTGTACCCGGGAATGAGACCAAGCATAATTAGCGCGTTAAGAGGGTTCTGGGCAACCTTGTACTCAGCATAGGCTCCATGCTCGAGCGGTCCGAGTATGGACTGTCTGTTTTGGGGGGCTCGGTTACGTTCCCCAACCAAAGACGCCCAACGCCCATAAGGCGTGTCGGGGAACCCGTCCAACATACCTCGTTTTTCTTCCATTAGAACCTCGTCGGAAGTACCCGCCCGCTGCCTGTGATCATGGCAGTTTCTCGTTTCACCTGACGTTGCGCGTTTTCTGCATCTTGGTCAAAAGCACGCGCAAGGTTAGGATTTCTTAACTCGTCCCGAAAGATGTTCGCCTTGGCTTTGAGCCTAATCATTTCCTCAGCGTCCAACACCCACGCATTAGATGCGGCGTCGGACGCCCCTAACGACACTTCTTCCAGTTTCTTAAGACCCGCCCAACGCATTGGGTAAGTGTCTTGCGGAGGAGGGTAGAGCCTTACTTGGTTAGCCCTAATCGAATACATTTCTGGGTAACCGTAGTACTGCCCGCTGTCTATGCTTTCTAATCGATGCCAGGGCATCTTCATAATGGGGTAATCCCGCTGGCCAATAACCATACGGACAGAATCTAGTGTGACTATTTGGGGGACGTTAATAGTCGAGAGCGTTACAGCTGTGACACTTTGCACAGTTGTTTTGAGCTCACCCTCGAACTCATTGAAGTGGAATCGGCGTGTTTCGAAGAACTGAATAGCGCTTACTATGCTGGCACCTACAGCAGTGCTGTCAGCAAGAATCTCTCCTCGCTTAATCTCCCTCGCTATCCGCCTTTTCATGGTCCCGAAGTCCGACATGCTTATTGCCCTTCTTTCGGCTTATGCCCCCACTGTTTCCGCCAGCGTATTCTGGCGTCTGAGACATGAGCACAGATTGGTTCAATTGGTGCTGACAGTGCTTCTCATGAAAGTGTATACCCCGCCCCACGTACCTTTCGCAATATTTGCAAAACCCCTTCGGAGGCTTAGGCTCGATTTTCGGCGGATTGGCCAAATATGCTTCTAGGTCCTTATTCGGACCGGCTTCCGGGGGATCGACCGCGATCGGCGCTACTTCTTCAAAAGAGGTTTCGTCAACAATAGCAGGAGAGATTACTTTGGAACGCCGTCGCATGTCATTACCTTAGAATGAACCATTCTCCATTCATCTGCATAATCCGCACAAACGTAGTCTCCCCACCAAGGGCCTCCTAGAGTGTAATGGGCCATCCGAGCATCGGGGTTGTAGTCATACTCACCCACAAGCCAGTTCCAATGAACAGGCAAGTACCCAATAAGGCTCTCTTCTCTAAGCCATTTGAACTGATGCAGCTGCAAACCCGTGGCGTTGTTGACGTAATTGACAGTTAGCGAAGAGCATCGTCCCGTATTCATCAACATCAAAGAAGACCAGTTCTTCTTTTCGTACCGAGTCTGTTCCGCTCCTAGCATTTTACTTTCGTTCTTTGGCACGTAGTCATGCTGGACCACCATAACGGAGTATTTGTTGTCCTTCATGTTGTACAGCTCGGCGATATCGCCGCGACACAACATGTCACAATCCATGAAAATTGCCCATCCGGAGTAGTTGCACAGGTAAGGCACTAAGAACCTAGTCATGGAAAACTCAGTCGATTCTTTCGGGTCTCTAGGGCGGTTGTACACTCCAGACAGCTGCTCTCTTTTAAGAGGCGTGATGGATACGGGCACCGACGAATTGTCGATAATTGATTGACTTAGGGCGTGGTAAGCCGGTATTTCAGACTTATCGTACCCAATAAACACTTTGATCGGTTCACTCGGATTCATTTTTTAGTCCTTCTAAAATAACCATGAATTCCCCCTCGGCCTCTTCTAGCCCTATCACCTCGAAACGCGTTGTTATTCTAAGCATCCACCAAGCCGTGGACTCTACGATGAGATGAGCATTTCGACCGTCCGCCAAGGTCTTTACCGCTGGTCGAGTTGCTATGGTCATGAAACACACTTTTCTTGTTAGACGAACCAGATCATCAAGAACATCGTCTAAGCAATCCGGTTCGATGTGCTCCATTACGTCTGTGCACACAACAATATCGGCAGGCTCGGGAACACCTTCGTACTTCGATATGGCAGGGTCATAGCACTTGACTGCAAAGGGCATGTAGAGGTTTAGCTCAGCTTTGCCGCACCCGTAATCAAGTATGTCTTGAGTGTCATACTGAGCGCACAGGTTTAGTATTGCCCCTGCATGGCGACCAGAGCTTCGACCATAGTCGTCGCGTTCTTCATGAAGCTGCGTATTCAGGTCTTTGTATTCGTCGCTAATGAGCATCAAAACCCCCTTTCTAATAAGCTAATCACATTGTCGAAAACACTGGACCAACTTTCTTCGGGAGCTTGTCTGATCTGAACTACCCAATCCCCGTACCAGGGCATTTGAGAATCTTGCCAATGTCGATGATTTGGTAAGCCGTATCTCCAGGCAGGTTGACTAGGCGTAAGTGTCCAGCACTTTACGCCGTAAGCCCCACACGCATGAACCAGAGAAGTATTTACAGAGATGATTAGATCTAGCTCGTGAATGAGTCCCCCGTAACACATATCTAAATCATTGACCCAATCTTGACGGTGGTTAATCTCAATACCCGTTTCTTCGACGAACTGCTTTGCAATAGCAGTATTCCAGCCAGGGCGATCGGCAGGGTCATATTGAAGACTCACCCATTCTGCATCTACGTGGCCAAATAGATGCTTCCATTCCATAAGCGGTATAGACCGCAAATCATTACGAGTCAGGGTCGAGCCGCCTTTCCAGCTAATGCCGATACGCGGCTTGTCAGAAGGAAGAGAGTCTAACCAGGCTCTTGCCTCAGCTCGTTTGTCATCAAACGGAACCAAATACTTCAGCCGAGGAAAGTCAGAATCGGAAGTTCGAAAAAGGCCGCATAGATTAAAAATTGGTGCCTTGTGTTTGATGTCGAAACTAGCAAGTGTATTTACTTGTTCAGAAACTATTTTACGCGTCCCCATAATAGGAATGTGTGGGAACGAGTGACGAAATATGTTAACCAAGCGAGGATGGCATTCGAACAAAATAGGGGCTTTTTTCGAAGCATCCTCGAGAACGGATGCTGCTAAAATTTCGTCGCCGACACCTTGCTCTCCATAGACCGCCACAATGCCGTCAGTAGCATCGCCCAACCAATAGTCTATTTCCGGGCTTTCTAAATATCGTTGCTTGCGCTTCTGACTAGAATGAATAGCATTGCCGCGAAGACCGTGCATGTAGCCATCCCAACCCTCCTCCCAGTTGTACATTTCCAGATTAGCAAGACCGCGATTCCAATTTGCGTCGTGATTGTCAGGATCTATAGCAAGTGCTTTGGCAATCCACTCTAACGCCTTTTTGGGCGTAGCGGTGTTAACGTACCCCGTCGCCATGTTGTTGTAGTATTCAGACTGTTTCGGGTCCCACTCGATAGCTTTTTGGAAAGCTTCTCGTGCTTCTTTTCTACGGCCTTCCATGTTGTATATGAAACCGAGGTTGTTCCATACAGGTGCCGCTATGCTGGCATCAGTTTCATCCCCCCTAAGCAAATCGATAGTGCGTAAGAATAAATGCTCTGCCAAGCCGTACCTTTCCTGGCGCATATAAGAAACGCCTAGAGAAAATACGATACCTGGGTTCGTACGATCTACAGTATTTAGGACATGTTCAAACATGCTTCGGCCTTGAAGCACGTCTTCTAAGGAGGAGGAGCTTACTAGGTCAGATGCTTTCTCAAGCATCTCGTCGATAGAAGCGAATACCGCTTCTTCATTTGGAACTTCCATTTAGTTCTCCGTGGGGTTGGAAGGGCGCGGGTGCGCCCTTCCTCTCTTACGGGTCGCTTCGATTTTAGATTAGCTATCGGCCCCCTTATAGGAAACGCGGAAACGAATCACGTTCGAAGCTGTAATAGTGGTGGGGTTGTACAGCGCAGCAAGATACCGCCAATCAGTAGCGGTAGCCGAAGCCGATACTGTCATGCCCAAAAGACTTGGGATCTTGACAGTTGCAGCCGCGACGCAAGCCGTTGCTAAAGTAACTCCGCCAATGGCAAGCCGGATAGTCCCTGCGGCGGGACCCGACACGTAGCCTTCGACATCTAGAACTTTCACACCAGTAGGAATCTTA